TCTATAGCTCAAGGTAGTGTTGTTGCATCTGCAAATGCAGATGTTTCAGTTACTGGTCAAGAATTGACCATGCAAGAAAATACTCCATCTATTACTGGAGATGCAAATGTTCCTTTGACAGCTTTACCTATGACAGCCAATCTTGGTACGGCTGTTTTAGATGCAAATACTTTAGTAGATTTAACAGGTCAAGAATTAACAACTGCTGTCGGTCAAGCAGAAGCGGATGATGCAAGTGCAGAAACTACAGGAGTATCCGCTACTATTTCAACAGGATCTGTAAATGTTACAGCTTGGTCTCAAATAAATCTTGGTGTTACTAACGTGTGGACTGAGGTTGATAAAGCAGCTTAATATAGATATAATAAAAATATGCCATCAAGTTATTCAGAATTAGGTTTAGAGTTAATGGTCACAGGGGAAAACTCTGGGACATGGGGCGATAAAACTAATACAAATTTAAATTTAGTTCAACAAGCAATTGCTGGATATCAAGAAGTATCTATTTTAGGAGGAGCTCAAACAACTGCTCTTGCTATGACGGATGCTACTTTATCTAATGCAAGAAATGCTGTTATAAAATTTACAGGAACAATTACAGGTAATCAAATTGTAACAATTCCTGATTCAATTGAAAAAACTTATACTTTAATAAATGGTACATCGGGAGCTTTTACAGTACAATTTAAAACTGTTTCTGGAACAGGTTTTACTTTCGGGACTGCAGAAAAAAATACTGCATTAGTATATTCGGATGGAACTAATGTTGTTGAAGTATTTCAAAATACAGCACAATTACAAGATCTATCTAATCTAGCAGTTACAAATGGAAATTTTATAGTAGGTGACGGTTCTAATTTTGTCGCTGAATCTGGAGCTACTGCAAGAAATTCTTTAAGTTTAGGAACAAGTAATGATGTACAATTTGATTCATTTGGAGTAGGTACCGCTGCATCTGGAACTACAGGAGAAATTAGAGCAACTAATGATGTAACTGCTTTTTATTCTTCAGACGTTGCACTTAAAGAAAATATTACAAATATACCTAATCCAATAGAGTCTTTAAAAAAATTAAATGGTGTATTATTTGATTGGAAAAAAGAATATATAGATCAAAGAGGTGGTGAAGATGGTTACTTTGTTAGAAAAAAAGATGTCGGAGTCATTGCTCAAGAAGTTGAAAAAGTTTTACCAGAAGCAGTTGCACAAAGACCCGATGGTGTCAAAGCTGTTAAATATGACAGATTAACTTGTTTACTTATTGAGGCAGTTAAAAAACTTTCAGCACAAGTAGAAAGTTTAACCAAAAAGGAAAGCTAGAATGGCGGTTCCTTCAACAAACGTTGGATTAACAGATATCCAAACAGAGTTTGGTGGGTCTAATCCTATTTCACTTTCAGAATATTATTCAGGAGGACCTTTTGTTTCTCCAGCTACACCTGCACCTAATGGGCCTATTCCTTCTTCAGGACAGATTTCTATAGGTCAATTTAGAGGAGCATCAGCTGTTGTTGAGGTTGATTATCTGATTGTAGCAGGCGGTGGTGGTGGAGCAGGACATGCTTCGTCATCTTCTTTTGGTTGCGGAGGCGGTGGAGCTGGAGGCTATAGAGCTTCTGGTTTTGGACCAGCACCCTTACAAGGTTCAAGTATTTTTTCAGGTAAAGGAACTCATAATATTGTTGTAGGAGCAGGAGGAGATGGTCGAGATACTCCAGATGGTCCTATACCAGGAAGTGGTTTTAGTGGAAGTGATTCATCCTTTGCAGCCCCACAACCTTTTGGAATAACATCAGCAGGCGGTGGCGGTGGATCCGTAGGTAATAATACACCAGGTGTTCCTGGAGGATCAGGTGGCGGAGATTCTGCGCACAGTTCAGGACCTGATAACACTGGAGGTACAGGAAACACACCTCCTGTAAGCCCGCCTCAAGGAAACAATGGTGGAAACACGGGAGCTTTTCCAAATAGAGGTTCTGCTGGCGGTGGTGGAGCTGGAGCACAAGGAACAGATAATCCAAGTGGTAACGATGGATCTCCAGGAGGAGCTGGAGTACCCAATGCAATTTCAGGATCTGCAGTTGATTACGCTGGTGGTGGAGGCGGAGGCGGTTGGGATAACGCACCCGCAGGAACTGGCGGAATTGGCGGAGGTGGAAATGGTGGAAGATATAGTGATGGATTTTCAGGAACAGTTAACACTGGTGGAGGCGGTGGAGGCTGCGGGCCTATCAACGTAGTTGGTGGTGGAGCAGCACATGCAGGTGGAAACGGTGGCTCTGGTATTGTTATTATTAGATCCCCATCAGGTGCACCTATGTCCGTTACACCAGGTACCAATACAGTAGCCCCCGATGGAGCAGCTACAGTTGCAACATTTACCGTTACAGGAACTTTAACTTTTAATTAATATTATGGCACATTTTGCAGAATTAGAATCAAAAACTGATCCAACAGGTTTTACATCTGATACACATCTTATTGTAAAAAGAGTTATTGTAGTAGGTAATGATGTAGAAACTTCTAATGGGCCTTTAGGTGAAAATGATATGCATGTAGATGGAGAAACATGGTGTCAAAATTTCTTTGGATCAGGCATTTGGAAACAAACTTCTTACAATAAAAATTTTAGAAAAAATTACGCTGGTATAGGTTTTAGGTACGATGAGTCTAAAGATAAGTTTATCGCACCACAGCCTTTTGCTTCATGGTCATTAGATTCTAATGATGACTGGCAAGCTCCCGTAGCTAACCCAACAGTAATTACTTATGGGGATAACACTCCATATAATAGTATTGATTGGGATGAACCAAATTTAAGATGGGTAGCTTATGATGATCAAAATAATCAATTTGTTTGGAATCCAGATTCATCTTCTTGGATATCTACAGGTAATTAGTATTGTATATTTTTGTTCTTTTACAACTGCGGGAAAAGCTCTTGCTTTCTCCCTTATTTTAGGATAAAATTAAAAAATATGTATATAGGAGTATAAAAAAATGGCAGCACCAAATCTAGTAAATGTTTCTACAATTACAGCTAAGTCTGTACAAGCAACATTAAATACAACAATAACAACTCAGATTTTATTAAATTCTGCAGCTTCAGGAAAAGTTTTTAAAGTAAATAGCATTATCATAGCAAACATTGATGGGACTAATTCTGCTGATGCTACAGTAGCAATCACTAAAAGTGGTGGATCACCAATTAAAATAGCAAGTACAATTTCTGTGCCTGCTGATGCAACTTTAGTTGTTTGTGATAAAAACACAGCAATTTATTTAGAAGAAGGTGATAACATTGAAGCGGGAGCTTCTGCAAACAGTGATTTAACTATTACAATAAATTACGAAGAATTATCATAATAGGAGGCACTATAAATTATGGCTAATGGCGGAATTATAGGACCAGTCCAAACACCTGTTATCAATCCACCTGTTACTCAACCTGAAACTATTACAGGTGTTACTTCACCTAACCCTGCCTTTGCAGTTCAACCTGCAACAACTCAAGTAACTGTTATGGTTATTGCTGGTGGCGCTGCGGGAGGAGTAGGAGGCGGAGGTGCAGGCGGATTAAGAATTATATCAAACCACCCTGTTCCTTCATCACCTTTTCCAATTACAATAGGAGCAGGTGGAACAAGAGGCCCAGCACCTAATGCTGCAACTAATTCACCTGGAAGTAATTCTACATTTGGTGCAGCATCACCAATATCTTCAACTGGTGGAGGAGGATCATTAAACTCAAATGGCCCTGGACTCGATGGAGGATCAGGAGGTGGATCATCTGGTTTTGGATCAGGTGGGTCGGGAAATGATGGAGGATATTCTCCTCCAGAAGGAAATACTGGAGGACTTTCAAACGTATATAATGGAGCAGGTGGAGGTGGATCTGGTGCAATAGGAGGTCAGGTTACTTCATGGCCTGGACTAGGTGGATCAGGTGGAGCAGGTACTAATACAGCACCAACTTTTGGAGCAGCACCACAACCCTACTATCCAGCAAAAAGCCCTGGACCAACTAATGCTTACTTCGCTGGAGGCGGAGGAGGTGGAGGTACAGCCAATACACCTGTTGGTGGAACTGGTGGTGGCGGATCTGGATTGTCAGCACCCCCTGCATCATTTTCTGGAAACGGAGATACTAACTCAGGATCTGGCGGTGGTGGAAATTATGGAGAAGGTTCTGATAACGCTGGTAATGGTGGATCGGGTATGGTTATTGTAAAAGAAGCCGCTGTTTCCGTTCCTGGATCTTTTGTTGCTCCTGGAGTATGGAATATAAAAGAAGTGTATGATTATAGAAGAACAGGAGATTGGGAAGGTGATTAATTATGGCACATTTTGCAGAAATTAATTCTGACAATAATAAAGTATTAAGAGTTATTGTCATTGGCCAAGATCAAGTTGATGATCATGGAGGAGAAAATTCTACTGAACTAGAGCAATGGGTAAAAGATAATCATCCAAAAGATCCATTTATAGATTATTCCAATATTTCAGACACTTATTGGAAAAGAACTTCCTATAATACATTTGAAAACAGACATCTAAATGGAGGAACTGCTTTTAGGGGAAATTATGCTGGAATTGGTTACAATTATGATTCAACTAATGACATTTTTTATTCTGATAAACCTTTTCCCTCATGGACTTTTAATTTATCAAAAGCAAATTGGGAAGCTCCTGTAGAATACCCAACTATTTATACTTATGGTGATGGTGCTTATTATCAAATTAAATGGGATGAGGATAACCAAAGATGGAAAGGGTTAGCAGAAAGTTCTGGTGGAACACAAACATTTATCTGGGATCCTGATATATCTTCTTGGATTTCAACAGCGGAATAATTGACTTATTGTTTATAAAAAGTATAAAGTTCCTTGAAAGAACTTATGCATTTAAAAGAAAATTATTGGTATTTTGAATCTGTTTTGTCAAATAGATTTTGTGATGATTTAATTAAATACGGTAATCAACAAAAAGAATTACGTGCTCTAACAGGTACCGAAGCTAAACTTAAAGAAAAAATAAAACATATAAAAAGAACATCAGAAAATCAACATTTATCTGATGAAGAATTAGCTATACAAAATAATATAAAAATAGATGCAGATTTAAATAAAGAAGAACTTTTAGATTTAAAAAGAAAAAGAGATTCAAACATTGTTTGGTTATCAGATAAATGGATTTATAAAGAAATTCATCCATATGTACGTATTGCAAACAAAAACGCAGAATGGAACTTTCAATGGGATTTTTCAGAAGCATGTCAATTTACAAAATATAAACTTAACCAACATTATGATTGGCATTGTGATAGTTGGAAAGAACCATATAATAATCCAAAAAATTTAAATACACATGGTAAAATAAGAAAGTTATCTGTAACATGTTCATTATCAGATCCTAAAGATTATAAAGGCGGTGAATTAGAATTTAGTAATAGAAATAATGAAGATGATCCTAACACGGTGTCAGAATGTAAAGGTATATTATCTAGGGGAAGTATTGTAGTATTTCCAAGTTTTGTTTGGCATAGAGTAAAACCTGTGACAGAAGGGATTAGATATTCTTTAGTTATTTGGAATTTAGGACAACCATGGAAATAACTAAACAAGTTTCTTTTTTAGCTGGAATGCCAAGATCGGGAAACACTCTTTTAGGTTCTTTGATTAATCAAAATCAAAAAATTACTGTAAACGCACAATCTCCTGTGATAGATATGGTATATATTTTTTCTTCAATGAAAGAACATTTAATATTTAAAAATTTTCCAGATCATCAATCATTTGATAATGTTTTTAAAAATATATTCAATAACTATTATAAACATTTTACAACTACACATATTATAGATAGAGGCCCGTGGGGTACACCAGGTAACTTAAAAGCGTTAAAACAAATTATAGAAAAACCAAAATTTATAATTTTATATAGACCTGTTTTAGAAGTTTTAGCTTCTTTTATTGAATTAGAAAAACCAAAAAATATTTCTAAAAGGTGTTTTGATTTAATGAATCTTCAAGGTACTGATGGAATGATAGACAAATCTTTATATAGTATACACAATATTTTAAAAGAAAGAGAAGATTTTATACTAATACACTACAAAGATTTGATTAATAATCCATTACAAGAAATAGAAAAAATATATAAATTTTTAGGTGTACCTAGTGAATCTATTAAAATAGATAATTTTAAACAATTCAAAGTAAATGGTGTCTCGTATGATGATAGTGTTTATTCTGTTGATTACCATAAAATACGTACAGATAGGATTGAAAAGATTAATAGAAATATAGAACAAGTTTTACCAAAAGAAGTTATAAATTTATATTCAAACAAGGATATATTACCATGTTAGAATTAGATGTTAAAGGATCAAAAAGTTATCAAGAACTTAAATCAATAGTCTTATCTAATACATTTCCTTGGCATATTGATCAGTATGGAAGTAATGATAAAAAAAGTAACTTTGAATTTTTAAGTCATAGTGTAGTTAGAAGAGGTGATACAAAACCAAACTCGTTTATATATGACCTTACATTAAAATTTTTACAATCATGTGGTTTAAAATATAGATTTAAAATTAAACAAATTTATAGAATGGCATTTAATTTAACATATCCTTGTAGTTTTGAAAAATCTGGAATTCATACAGATTTATCTTTTGACCATAAAAATATTATTATTTATTTAAAAAATGATGAATATGAATTAGGAACTATTATATATAATAAAATGTTAGAAAGTAACACAAATTATACATACAAAAATTATACATATATAGACGATAAAGATTTAGATATATTAAAAGAAACTAAAGGAAAAGAAGATACAGGTATTATGTTTGATGGATTACATTATCATGAAGCTTATTTTCCTAAAAAAGATAAAAGAATTTCTTTAGTGGTAAATATATAAAATGTTAATTCCAACGGTTACATATGATAATTTTTTTAAAGATCCGAATTTAATTTTGGATTACGCAAAGTCATTAGAATATAAAGAACCTCCAAAAGGTGTATATCCTGGTGCAAGAACTGAAGCTTTACACACATTAAATAATAATTTGTTTTTAGAAGTAACTAGTAAGATTTTAAAATTACTGTGGCCGACAACACATTCAAAAATTAATTTTAATGCACAATGCTATTTTCAAAGAATACCTAAAAATTTTAAAAATGAAGGATGGGTACATCAAGATCATGGATTAATAAGTTCTATTATATATTTATCGCCACATAAAAATTGCGGTACATCTATTTTTGAGCCAAAAAATACTAATTATTGGAAACATACCAAAATGAAAAGAGAAACATATGTTACAAAAGCATTTGATAATGAAGAAAAATATGTTAAAGAAAACAATAGTAACTTTGAAGAAACAATACATGTTAAATCAAGATATAATAGAATTATTATTTTTGATGCTCAAAGTTATCATGCAGCTCAAAGATTTTGTGAAGAAGGCATTGAAGAAGATAGACTTATCTTAGTAACTTTTTTTATGGAAATGAATGGCCCAGGTTTATCATGGCATGGCCCAGAATGTAATAGAACTTAAAGGAGAAAAAAATGAATTTTAAACAAAATGGTTTTACTGTAATCAAAGAAGCGATTAATCCAAGAATAGCTGATTTCGTATATAAATATTTTTTACTAAAAAGAAAAGTAACAAAAACTTTGTTTGATACAAAATACATTTCCCCCTTCACAACATATTGGGGTGTGTGGAATGATGAACAAGTTCCTAATACATATTCTGTTTATGGAGATGTTGCTATGGAAACTTTACTCACAGAAGTAAAATCTATTATGGAAAAAACTACAGAACTAGAACTTATTGAAACATATGCATATGCTAGAATTTACAAAAAAGGAGATATTCTTCATAAACATAAAGATAGGTTTAGTTGTGAAATATCTACTACAATGAATCTTGGAGGAGATGAATGGCCTATTTATATTGCTGAAAAAGAATCAGATGGTGTTTTAAAAGATGGTAAATATATTCCATCCAATTCAAAAGGAGTTGAAGTTAAATTAAATCCTGGTGATATGCTAGTTTATAGAGGAGACAAGTTAGAACATTGGCGAGAAGAGTTTAAAGGGGATAACTGTGGTCAAGTTTTCTTACATTTTAATAATAAAGCTACTGAAGGTTCTGAAAAAAACAAGTTTGATAATAGACCACATTTAGGACTTCCTTCTGATTTTAAAGATTACAAATTTGAATAGTGTCTATCTTAACAAGATTTGTTAATACTTGTTTAGAAGATGTGACTTACCCCAAACAACCTAAATTTTGGCACGTTGAAGGAAGGCTAAAAAATAAGTCTAATCAAATTTTTAAATTTGATGTTAGAGGTATGGCTAAAATACCAGATAATAAATTAGGTAAACCTGGCAGCACATACTCTAATGCAGATAAGATGGTGTTCGAAACAACTAAGAATTGGGTGATATTTGATATTGAAGAAATAAATAAATATGTAAAAAAATACGATACTAAGGTCTTATTGTTTGAAGACTTGTTAGATAAGCTAGATTGGAATATAATAATAGCGAAATAGCGTAGGTAGATTTATACCAATTAATCAGATAAAATAAGGTTATGGCTTTAACAAAAATACCTTTTAGACCTGGATTTAATAAACAAAATACAGATACCCAGAATGAAAATAATTGGGTTGATGGTGATAATGTACGTTTTAGATATGGTCAACCTGAAAAAATAGGAGGTTGGGTACAGGAAACTTCTTCAGAATTAATAGGAGTTGCAAGAGCACAACATACATGGGCTGATTTAGATGGTAGAAGATATGCTGCTATTGGTACGAATAGATGTTTATATATTTATTACTCTGGAATTTTTTATGATATTACACCAATAGACCCAAATCGACAACAAACAGGTGCAAATATAACAACTACTAATGGTTCAACAACAGTAACTATTACGACTGTAAGTGACCATAATTTAGATATTGGAGATATAGTTACATTTGAAAACGCAGGTTCATTTACTTCACCAGATACAAATTACACAGCAACTGACTTTGACGATGTATTATTTGAAGTAAAAACTGCACCTAGCACAACTACGTTTACAATTCAAATGCCTACAGCGGAAACTGGGACAGGAGCCACGAATGACGGAACCTTAGACCTATTACCCTACATTGAAATTGGACCTTTAGTTCAAGTAGGAGGATACGGTTGGGGTGCAGGTTTATGGGGATCTTCAACATGGGGAACTGCTCGAACAACCACTAATTCTACAATTGATCCTGGACTTTGGTCTTTAGATAATTATGGACAAATATTAATCGCTACTGTGATGAATGGAGAATCTTTTCAATGGCAACCTATTGCTGCATCTGCTACGGCATTAGATACACGAGCTACAATTATTTCAAATAATCCTACAAAATCTGTAATGACTATTGTATCAGATAGAGATAGACATTTATTTCATTTAGGGACTGAAACAACAATTGGATCAAAAGCTACACAAGATAAAATGTTTATAAGATTTTCTGATCAAGAAAATTTAAATGAATACCAACCTACTTCTGTTAATACAGCTGGAACTTTTCAATTAGACTCTGGAACTGAAATTAGAGGAGCTGTTCAAGGTAAAGATTATACTTTTGTTGGAACAGATACTTCTGCTTATATCATGCAGTTTGTGGGACCTCCGTTTACTTTCTCAATAAGACAAGTGGGGTCTAACTGTGGTGTAATAGGAAAAAATTCTTTAGTATTTGTTGATACAACAGTGTATTGGATGTCTGATGAAGGAGGATTTTTTGTCTTTGATGGATCAGTTAAAAGAATGCCATGTCCTGTGGAGGACTTTGTATTTAAAACAACAGGCAATAACCCTGGTGTTAATTTTAACGGAGGTCAACAAATATATGCATCACATAATAGTTTATTTAATGAAATAATTTGGTTCTATCCAGATGCTTCGAGTACATTTGTAAACAGAATGGTTGCTTATAATTATTTAGAAGGTACTTGGGTTACAGGAACATTGGCAAGAACTTCTTACGCAGATCAAGCCGTATTTGACAAACCCTATGCAACTAAGTTTACACAAAACAGTTTACCTAATTTTCCAACTGTAAATGGTATTAGTTCATCACAAGGCAAGTCTACTTACTATGAACACGAAACAGGAGTTAATGAAGTAGATGCAAATGGTAATGCAACAGCTATTTCAGCATTTATTGAATCTGGAGATTTTGATTTAGATCAAGGAGGAGAAGGAGAATTTTTTATAAAAATAAGAAGGTTTGTTCCAGACTTTAAAGTATTACAAGGTAACGCTAAAGTAACGATGCAATTAAGGGATTATCCTTCCGATACACAATCAAGTTCGCCTTTAGGGCCATTTACAATAACAAGTTCTACTCAAAAAGTGGATACTAGAGCTAGAGCAAGACTAGCTGCTTTAAAAATTGAAAATGATTCGACTGATGAAAACTGGAGACTAGGTTTATTTAGATTTGACTTTCAACCAGACGGTAGAAGATAATGGCAAAAATTACAGTTTATATTCCAGAGCCTAAAGAACAATATGAAGTTACCAACCAAAGACAATTAACAGCATCTTTAGAAACATTAAAGAACCAATTAAACTTTGCTTTTCAAGAAGAGCTAAAACAAGAAGTAGAAAGATTTACTTGGTTTAACACAAGGTACGGTTGCTAATGTCACAAGGATGTAACAACGTTAATGTTGAACCAACAGTTATTGGTGGTGGAAATGGATCAAATGCTTATGATGCATTTGGAAGATTAAGAGTATCTAATCCATTTACTATTTTTGATAGTACAAATGTAATGTCAAAGAATAATCTCTTTGATGAAGACTTAACAGGATCAGGAACAGTTACTTATACCGCAAATAAATCTACAGTTAATTTAAATGTAACTACAGCTAGTGGCGATAAAGTTATAAGACAATCCAAAAGAGTTATGTCTTATCAACCAGGTAAATCATTATTTATATTTAATACATTTG